GGCACAGCAACAAGTGTATGTATTGAAATGGGTGTTGAAAATCCATATGCTATAGCTTCTTGTGCTTTAGTAGGTGCTTTTAAGGGTGCTGATATTATGTATAAATCAGATTATGATGTACACAATGCCGTATTTGTAGATCATTTAAATACAGGTCCATCAAATCAATCATATACAAATTGGTATAATCAGAAATCAGGTAATAGTGGTATTATCAAAACAAGTAGCTCTTACATGAAAGGTCCGTTAAAATGTAAAGATTATGACGCTACAGTTGATATTACACAACAATGGCCGTTAGTTGGAATTGGAAGTCCAAATAGAAAAGCAGTGTTTGGTACAGCATGTCAGTTACCAGATGGAAGATGGATTGAGGGTTAATGAGAAAAATATTTTTAATAATATCACTATTGGTTCTAACATCTATAGTAGTAAATCATGTTATGGCTGGAGAAAAGATATTATATCAAAAAGTTAAAACAATACAACCAAACGAAACGGACGGACAATATTGCTTTATTAAAGTAATTATTAGACAAAATGGTGATGATATTGTTAAAGAAGAAATTTTGGAGTGTGCTGACGGTAAAAAGGGTATTGATACCCCAGGTTATTGGGATTTATTTGCTCAATTCTATTACAGAGATGTTTCAGCTCCAGAATATTGCCGATATTATAGTCGGCCAAAACATGTCTTTAAAACACCAGGAAAGACTTGTTTAAAAATAGATGGTGAATGGGAGGTTAGATGATTAAGAATATAATCATAATATCACTTCTACTTGTAATTGTGTTAGATGTTAGTCCTAATGAGTTTTTAGACTATATTTCAATGGGACTTGACAAATTACAAGATTTAGTATATAATGTAAAAAGTGAGGTTAAATAATTATGAATAAAATGATAAAACTAGTATCAGTTGTAGTAGCAGGCCTATTGATGGCTAACTGTTCAGCAACTTATAAGATGAAAAGTGAGAAAGGTAAAGTATTAAATCAAGTACCGAAATGGTATATGGCCGACTTCTCAGAAAGGCAGGCGTGTGATACACCAACGTTTGGTAAAGATAAAGATAAAATGTGTATCTTTGGTGTTGGTACTGCTGTATCGCCAGACTTAAATCTAGCAATAGAAAAAGGTATGATGATAGCAAAAGCAGAGTTAGCTGACATTATCAAAGGCGAAATGAATAAGTCTAGTAAACAATTCATTACAGAGTTAGGAAAGAATAATAACAAGACAACTGTATCAGAGGTTGAGTCAACGATTGTTAACTTAATTAAAAATACACCAGTTAGAGGTTATGAAATCTTTGCTAAAGATGTAACAATTACAAAACAAAAATACTATAGAGCTTGGGTTGGTTTAAGATTACCAATGGGAGAATATAATAAGATGTACAACTTCACAATTGAAGAAGCTGTAGATTCATATAATGTTAAGATGAAAGCTAATATAGCTTATGACAACTTAATGAAAGAAAAAAATGAAGATAGTAATATACAGTAAAAACAATTGTCAATTTTGTACCAAGGCCAAACATATGATTAAGACACTTGGCCTTGAATACGAAGAAAAGTCATTAGAGAAAGACTTTGATTCAGACCCTACAAAACTAATAGAAGATATTGGTAAACCAGTAAGAACTATGCCACAAATTAAGATTGATGGTGAACTTATTGGAGGTTATAATCAATTAATAGAACACTTTGCTGATAGAGGCAAAGTTAACTTTAAGGGTGAAATCATATAGTGTCAAACAATAAACTGCCACCAAAAGACAACATTATTTTGTTTCCTTCAAATAAAATTGTAGAGAAACCTGGTATTACAACACCACCAGCAAATAATGAGTATGTCAAAAGAATACAACAGAAACAAACAAAAGAGTTTGTTGAAACGGCAGTTGATGATATTAGTATGAACTTGTTAAGACAATTATATGACCTTGCCATTAAAACAGAAAAACAATCATTTACAAAAGATTTAGCAATGGTTGTTGATATGATTAGAGGTTTAGTTTATAGAGATTTTGATATGCCACATCCTTCTCAAAAACTATCAGACAAGTTGGTAAAATTAAAGAAGAATCAAGGCAGTGCTTTGTCAGCTAGAATAGATTATAGTAGTGTAATTGATAAACCAGCAAAGACTAATAAGCCATTGAGTAAAGATGTAAAAGAAGATTTAAAGGATCTAAATGATTCAACAATGTTTGAAGGAGAAAATTTAGATGATTAACAGAATTCCTAAGAGAATCGCCACAGCTGGTTGTAAAATAGCATTTAATAATAAACAAAAGGAGATAAATCATGTTTGGTTTAACTAAAAAAACAAATACGGAAACTAGAGGAAGAAAAAAATTGTCTAAAAAGGCTAAAATTCTTAATCTATTACAAAAAGGTTCATCAATCTCATGGAAATCTTTAAACACTACTTACGGTTTAAAGTCACCAAGAGCTATGGTTGATACTTTAAGAGCTGAAGGTTTTATGATCTACGGTTCAAAATCTAAAGGTAACCACGTTTACAGAATGGGAACACCTACTAGAGCTATTATATCAGCAGGTATCAAAGCCCTATACGGAACACCTTTTAAATACGACAATGCTAGCACTGTTGCTCCTACAAAAGCAACTGTAGCTTCTATTGACGCCTAGTTAATTGAGAGAGGCGGCCTTCGGGCCGCCTTTTATATAATGACATTAGGATACGGACTAGGATTAGGAGTGATAGGTAGTTTAGTAACTGTAACAGGTTTCTTTATAGCAGTTCTAATATATAACTATAATCAAAAAGAAGAATTAAAAAAAATGAAATTTAAAAAAGAATTAAAAAAGAATCCATATTATTTTGGTGATGATACTGTATGATACTTGTAGACCTTAATCAAATACTAATTTCAAACCTAATGGCTCAAGTAAGAGGCAAAGGTGATGTAAAACCAAATAAAGATATGATTAGACACATGGTCTTAAATTCTTTGAGAGGTTTCAATGTAAAATTTAAAGAAGAATATGGTACTATGGTATTATGTTCAGACGCTGGTAATCCATGGCGTAGAGATTTCTTCCCACAATACAAACATAGTAGAAAAATGTCCAGACAAGATGGTCCATTTGATTGGGATAATATATTTAAAATTATAACGGAAGTTAAAGATGAAATATCCAAAAACTTTCCTTATGTGATGATGTATGTTGAGAACTGTGAGGCTGATGATATAATAGCAACACTAGTAAAAGAACAAAAAGAGGATTTATACCTGATTGTTTCAGGTGATAAGGACTTTATACAACTACACCACTATGGTAATGTGTATCAGTGGTCACCTTTCTTAAAAGGTTTTATAGGTGAACAAGAGGATCCTGTAAAATTTTTGAGAGAACAAATTATTAAAGGTGATAGATCAGATGGTGTACCTAACATATTAAGTCCAGATAATATTTTTGTAACAGGCGAAAGACAAAAACCTATTACGAAAAAGAAACTGGAAGAGTGGTCAAATATTGAAAATATACCATTAGGATCAGAAACTAAAAAGAATTTCAATAGAAATAAGAAGTTAATCGATCTATCACAGATACCATTAACGATAGAGGAAAACATTATAAATAAGTATAAAGACTATAAAGTACCAAGCAGGTCGCTCCTGTTACCATACTTTATTGAAAATAAAATGAAGTCAATGATGGAAGTCATATCTGACTTTTAAAACATATATGGAGTAAATAATGGCCGAACAACAAAACCAAAACCCACACTTAATTACTAAAAAAGCTATGTCAGCTATGTCTAACACCAAAGGATCGTCAGACGAAACTGTACATGAAATTTTTACTAAAATTAATAACGCTAAAGATAAACCTAAAAAGATTGAAGTATTAAAAAGATATGATGCTCCTTACATCAGACAAATCTTAAAGGCAGCCTTTGATCCTAAAATAAAATGGGTCTTACCAGAAGGAACACCTCCTTACATTGCTAATGAGTCACCAGTTGGTACGGAACACAGTTTATTAAAAAATGAGGCAAGAAGATTGTACTTGTTTATTGAAGGTGGCGACAATACAGTTAACAAAACAAGAAAAGAAACTTTGTTTATACAAATGTTAGAAGGCTTACATAAGACAGAAGCTGAATTATTAATAAATGTAAAAAACAAGACTTTAAATAAAACTTATAAAGGTCTAACTGAACAATTAGTAAAGGAAACTTTTGATTGGAATGATGACTTTATGAGGAATACCAAATAATTCTAACGAATCACATGGTCGGAGCTCTTCCGGCCATACCAAAACCCTTACCTCCCAACGAAAAATAGTGCTTGACTTTATAGTCTTTTTATGGTATCCTATACCAATAAATATAAGGAGAATATACTATGAAGAAATACTTGATTACAATGACAATTATAATGGCAACATTATGGTTCGGTCTAACGAGTTTTATGAACTCGGCAATGGCTAATGACTATAACAAGGCAGTAATTGGCCATGTTATACAATCTAAAGTTAATGGTATTGATGTAGATACTCAAAAATTATTAGAGTATGAAATGTCAAAACTAGGACACCAATTTGCTTTAGAGTCGATACAAATTATACAAACTTATTTACCTGCTATACTTGAAGGTTTATTGGTTGAAATGAGATTAAAAGCAGATGAAGAATATAAGTGTTCGTTACTAAAAGATACTGATATACAAGATGATTGTAAGTGATTTTTTTTATCTTAATCAATAAGGAGAATAATGTCGAATCAGAGGGTCAAAAGAATACTAAAGAGGGAATTATCAAAGAGAACGAAGTACAAAACAACGTACAAAGATATTAAATATTATTTTATAATGATTAACAAAGTAGTATTTAAAAATAAACTATCTCCTTTTAATGAAATTCTAATTAAGAATATTAGAGATCCAAAAATTACATGTATGGGTCAGGTTGTGGCATGGGAGTGGAAAAGAAAAGGTACAAGACAATTTCATTTAGAAATGTTACCTTACTACAGAGATAAGAGAGAATTCGTTGACACGTTAGGACACGAAATGGTCCATCTATATCAAATGGCTAATATAGGTGATACAGGAAATCATAATAAGATTTTCTATAGTTTTAGACCAAAATTAAATAAAATTGGCCTTGATTTATAATGAAAGAGAGAGTGATTGATGAGTAGAAAAGTAAAAGAGTTAGACCCTTATATTAAAAGTAGAATAGGTGAGGCGATAATAAAGTTAAGAGAACTATCAAAACTATCAAACTTACCAGGTACAAGTACCGTATATTATGAAGGTAATTGGATAATGGACATCTATAATAACTATACAGAAAAACAAGCAGAAAAAATATTCGATACAGCTAAATCATATGTTGATAAGTTAGATTTTTTTCAACATAAAACGAACTATACTTATGATAATGTTGATGATACACCTATACAATCATATGAGTATATTGCGAGGAAAAAGTGAAATCATTTAAAGTTGTAATTAGAACATTGATGGTAACAACCATTGTTGTATTTTTTACACTCACATTTTATGAATATAAAAATCAAGTCATTGGTCAAGCTGAGGCAAGTGTTCCTAAAAAACCAGACTTTGAACATGACAACAACCAACAGTTTTTAGATAATGTTAAACAATGTGTTGAGTATGTTTATTTTTATAACAATATTGAAAAAGTAAACTTGGAACTATTACTAGCTCAGGCCGCTTTAGAGAGTGGTTGGGGAAATAGTAGATTTGCCAGAGTTGGTAAAAACCTATTTGGTATACGAACATATGACCTAAAAGAACCACATATGTTACCATCAAACAATCCAAAGAAGTGGGGTGTTAAAGTTTATGAACATGAATGTTATAGTGTAAGAAATTACATAAGTATACTAAATAATGGTAGTGCTTTTACCGAGTATAGACAGATGAGAGAAGATGGTATTACAGATCCTTTCTTACTTACAGAAACACTTGACGCTTATGCCACTGATAAAGATTACTTCTCAAAAATCAAAAGTATATTAACCAAAATTAGAAAAGAATATAATTAATGTTTTTAACAATATTAACCTTTTTATCGGCCATATCTATATCTGTTATAGCGGCTGGGTATTCAATCATAGGTCTAGCGACACTGTTTGCTGGTGCTGTGATACCTATCATCTTAATGGGATCAGCATTAGAAGTTGGTAAGTTAGTAGCGGCCAGTTGGTTATATCATAATTGGAATAGTGATGTACCAAGACTATTAAAAGCATATCTATTCTCTGCTATTATAATCTTAATCTTTATTACATCTATGGGTATCTTTGGGTTTCTATCTAAAGCACACCTAGATCAAGTCAAACCAACATCAAGTAATAACATCAAAATAGAATTATTAGATAATCNAATTAAGTCACAACAACTTATTATTGATAGATCACAAAAGACAT